TCAGCTGTAGGTAAAGTTTTATAAGGTTTGTTTGAGTCGTAATTATAATCATAAAATCTTTTAGTAACAGAACCGTTTGTTATATCTTTAAATCTTATGTCTGAAAAACTTGTGCCCTGCGCTAAATTACTTAAGTTAATAGTATCTAAAACTTTTATAGACAAAGCATCTGACTCTTTATATAATATATCTATTTTAGTTACCAACAATTCACTTTGCATCAAAGCAGGAGTGTCATAAGGCATTGGTATTCTTAATAATATATTATCTATGCTGTTTTCAAACCAAGTCAGTATCGTTGATTTATAAGCATTATCCATGTCTATTGTAGGATTGTTAGGACCTTGACCAAAAACACCTCTTTGATTAGGTATAAACATAGGTGAAGTAAAAGGAGCTATTATAGACTCTTCATTATCTTCAAATATAAACCTATAACTAAATCTAACAAATTTATCATCTAGGAAAGCAGAATCTCCTTTCCAGTTTGCATCATAAAAAGGATTTTCACCTATTGTAACTCTATCGTTTTGAGCTAAAGTAGTAGCTTTATTTAACACAACGGTATACGTTAAACCCAGGTTAGAAAAAGCAGCGGTTACAGATACAATGGTTGTTCCAGATGGTATTTTACTAGGGTCATTAACACATACTATTGAATCACCTGCTAAAGGAACTGGTCCTTCACTTGATTTAGAAAACTTTATTGAAGTAGAAGAAACAATATTACTAACTAAAGTGTTCTCAATATAGTTGTCTAAGTATTGAGAAGATTTATTTTTCATCGATGTTCTACTAAAATCTACTAAAGTGCCGTTTGGTATAGTTACTGCTTTAGAAAGAGTAACTTGAGTGGAACTATTTATACCTATAATACTAGTTAATGATGTAATGTTTATTGTTGAGCCAGCTGTTTTGTCATAATTTGTTATTATATCACCAACTTCAAGACTACTGGTACCGTTTAAAGTGATAATATTAGTGTTACTTGCTCCAGCTGTTAATGTTTTTCTATTTCTTTCCATTACCTGTATGGTTTCAAATGGATAGTATTTAGCTACAGATATTTGATCTTCAGTTTTGTAATGAGTAGGCGTGGCTACATTAGTAGGGTTTGCTAAAGCTACGTTTATTTTTCTAGGTTGATTAAGATTGTCAGTCCAAAATAGTAAAGTCTCTACTAAGTTTATACCAGTTATTCTAAAAGACTTATTTAAATTTAAAAAAAATCCTTCAACCAAAGTAGTTAAAGTACTAGTTGACACATTGTAAGAATATATACTACATTTATTAGCATTAGTTGCTCTTTGTAATCCAGTTGGATCATCAAAATCCGTAGCAAAAAGATACATTATATTATTTGTTTCATCAGCAAAATAACCTATTATTTCTTTTGCTCCACCAGTGTTAAGTATTTCTATGTTACCTAAAACATTTTCAAACTCACCAACAGTATCTCCTTCTGATCTACTAACCTGTAAGTTAACAGCTTCTCTATATTCACCATTAGGTATAATACGAGAGTCAAGATCTTGGTTCATTTTACCTTTTAAAAAGGTATTTTTAATTTCTGGCATACTATTAGCGTTTTATCCATTTTGCTTTGTTACGCATAACTTGTACTATTTCATCTAATTTAATATTAGATAATCTTATTTTAGCATTTCTAAGAGCTGCGTACCTGTCTCTTTTAAATCTTTGAACATGATATTCTTGAACGTTATTTCTTGTAGATAATATACTATAAGCTATATGCATGTACATAGCTTGCTCAGCCATTTTAGGAACTTTAGTATCTAAATCGTAAGCTAAACCATCAGAAACATATTCTAATATTATTAATTTACCTTTTAAATCACTAGAAAAATTAAAAGTTCCTCTTCTTTCATCTATATTAAACCAGCCGTTCATTTGCATGTTAACAGGATCGCCACCGTATCTTTGACCATACCAACCTCCTGCTCCCCAAGCGTTTTCACCCCACCAATCATACATAAATAAATCAGGGTTATTAGAATCCATTGGCCACAAACCAGTTATATTACTTGGGTTTGATTGCTGCCATTTTAAGTTAGTTAAAGATTCTCCTTCAACATTATCTTCAAAATTATCTTGTATTATAGCTCCTGTTTGATCTTGTACTGGTGACTCGTAAGGACTACTAGTTAACTGAGTAGGGTAAATAGTATGCTTAACACCACTGTTATCTATCCAAGAAAGTTTTACATAATTAACATAATCTTGTGGTATAACCACGCTTAAGTTTGGTCCAACTGTTAATTCTTGAGATTTAATACTTTTTAAAGTATCATAACTAAACTCTTGTAAACCTCTTTTAGCGTGAAATAAAACATCAGTTCTATTAACTCTAGGTATTAATTTATCTTGACCTACATAACCTACTATAAAATTATTTATTATATCTTTTAATTTTATATACTCATAACCACCGTAGTTATTTTCTACAGCTTCAGATTTTAACTGAACTTTTACATAGGTTCCAATTGCTTGTTGGTTACCTAATGTTATAACACTACCAGCAGATGTATTAGAAAGAGAAAAAGTAGTTGTATAAAGTGTCCAACTACCAACTCCATTTGGACTTGTAAACAGTTGAAAGTTGTTTAAAGCGTAGTCAACATCAGCCGGATTCCAGCTTGTTGTGCTACCCATGGATAAAGGTGTGTTAAACGTAAAAGTATAAGTAGTTGCTGCTACTGATGTATATATAATCTGCGCTCCCGCGTAATATTGTAAATTAGTTTCGGTGATTAAACCACCATCTGGTCTAGGCATATTTTACGTTTTAGAGTTTTGTTCTTCTTGCATTGTTTCTTGTTGTGCTACTTGTATTATAGTAGGATCATTTATAATAACACCTGCGTAAGATAATATTCTTGTTATAACATTTGTTTGCTCTGAAACATTAAGTTCAAAATCTTGAGCATTAACAGCTCCAGCATCATAAATAAATTGACCAAGAGCTCCAACGTTATAAGTCCAATTAACATCAGCAGGTTTTTTAAGATATGATATAGTTATACCTGATTGTATACTAGTAGGATATACGTATAGTAAATTATTCTCATATAAATATATAGGAAAATCAGTTGTTGGTTGAGTTAATGGGGAAAGTAATAATTGTGTTAACTCGTTTCTTTGTGCGTATTGAGTTAGCTCTACACCGTTATAAAAAACAGTTCCTAACCTATACACATCAGTAGGTGTTATTGTAAAATGAGGTCCTGCATATGCTGTAGCACCAGTTCTTTGGAAGAATTGTAAATTTTCTTCAATATTTTTTATACGATTACCGTACTCTGTATCGTTTTGTGGCACACGATACTGTTGATTTAAATCATCTTCATACTTTTCAAATATATTTAACTGAACCTGCGTAGCAACTTTATTGAACTCGTCAGGTGTCATATATCCTCTTTGTTGTTGGTTAAGTATTAATAAGACTGTTTTATATACAGTATCTACGTTTATTGCCATTTTAATATATTTTTATAATAAAAAGGCGGCGTTTGCCGCCTCTTATTAGTATTACATGTTGTTAAATCTTTTTAGCTATTGACTTGTAAATTTCAACGCCTTCATCTGTTTTAAAGAATGCGGCTAGTGCTGAATAAGGATTTTCATCAAAAGGTACACTCATCAGTTTACGCTGATTTTTACCTATAGTAAATGTTCTTTGATCACCTGATAACCTGATTACATCAGCTTCTACGGCTTTTATACCAAAGTTTCTTAATTCAACATTTTCATCATTAGCTAGTTCTACAAATAATCTTGGATTTCTTTTAGCAAACCTAATTAAATCTCTTTTTATTTCTTTAGAACTTAACTCATTAATTTCACTTCCAATTTCAGTTCTTAATATAGCTTCTGATTGCTCTATCTCCATACCTCTTGCAGCGTTTAAAGCCATGATTTCAATTTCTAAATCAATTAAATCATCTTTAGCTTGTTCAACTGGTTTTACTTCAGAGTATCTTTTTTCTAAATCTGGATGATATAGTGATAAAAGTTTTTGTAACGATTGATATTCTTTAGGAACAGCTAGCGAGCCATCTTTAAAAACAATATGTCCTAATGTAACTTCTCCTTTTTGTTCATCTGTAAAAGGTGAAGACTGATTAGTTGCATATCTTAAAGCTCTTTGTTCTTTTTTTACTGGATCAAAATACAATAGAGGATATTTTTCCGTGTGTCTTGATTTTAATGTAAATGTTAGAGGTTCTTTATTTCCTCTTAAATAATAATTTCTATCTTTTACTTCCCAAGTATCTTTTACTTTGGGTTCTTTTTCTTTTGTTGACATAATATAATATAATTAAATAGTTAAAGGTATTGGGCGCCGAAGCGCCCTTACCTTATAAAAAAATTAAGCTACAAACATAACAAAGTTATTTCTAGCTTGAGTACATAGACATCTTTCTGATAAGAAGTTAACCTCCATAGCATCTAATGTAGATGTGAAAGCACCACCAACTGAACCAGTTAACCATGATTTCATTCTTCTATCATCAGCTTCAGAAGCTCTATATCTTACATGCAAGAATGGTCTTCTAATGTTTGTTCCAAGTAACTGATCGTATACTGTAGAAGTACCAGCTGGTACTAATACACCATCAATATTGTCACCGTTAACAAAAGCACCTGAACCACCTCTTGTAGAAGCGTCGTTTAAGTATTTCCAAGAAGTTTTGTAGAAGTCATATGAACCTCTTCTAAATCCAGAGAAACCTAAGTTAAGCGCCATGTCTTCAGAGTTTTCAAATACACCGTAAGATGTACCACCAGCTCCGTAAGAGTTTTGTTGCGCTAACATGTTATCAAATAATAACTCAGTTTTTCTATCTAAGAAAAGCATGTTTTCTTCAATAGCTCCTTGAGAATCTAAGTTTTCAAGAACTTGATCAAAGTCTTGTAAAGATCCTGCGTAACCAGAAAGAATATTACCACCATTATTAATAGCAGCAAATAAACCTTCAGTACCTAGATTAGTAGTAGCAGCTGTAAATGAAGGAACGTTAGCTTGATTACCACCTGCACGGAATTGACCTGCAGCAGTAGCTAATTCACCTTCAACCATTGCCATTTCTAAATAATCTTCGAATCTCATTCTAGTTTCACCTTCAGCTTTTAAGTACCATAGGTAACCACTAGTTCCATCTTCTGCAGCAACTTCAACCCAACCGATCTGAGCAGCATCAGATCCACTGATAGCGTATCTGTTTCTGATAATGATTGGTTTGTTTTGGAATTGTGAGAAAGAAGGAGTTATAGACTGACCTGACGTTGAGTTTAACGTAGATCCTTTTGCATATTCAGAACCGTATACGAATACTTTTAATCCTGTTCTTGCAACACCAGAACCGTTTACTAGGTTAACTTGATTGTAAGCATAAGCAGCTACAACTTGAGCACCTAAACCAGAACCAGGAATACATCCTGAATCTTGTACGATTGCTTTAACTGTGAACGCAGGATCAACAGGATCCATAACTACGATTGTTGCGTTACCAAATATAACGTTAGTTACACCACCTGGTAAAGTTAATTGAGTACCAGCTGCGTTAACTGCAACACCTTCATATGAAATATGTAATCTATTTTGCTCCGACCAAACTACTTGATCAGACATCATTGGCATTTCAGCGCCAACCATTCTTAAGAAGCCACTTAACGTTCTGTTTCCATAACGCTCTACCTCTGCTTCATAAATTTCCGGTAGATATTGTTGTGAAAAGTCATTCGCACCACCAGTAAAACTTAAGTAATTTGTAGTACTTAATTGTTGTAATGATGATGGGACTAACCCTCCAAACTGAGGACTTAATACACCCATAATTGTTTAATTTTTAATTGTTAAATTTACTTCGTTTAATTTTCAACTTCGAACTATCTACTCCGTCAATTGCACGAACTTTAAAACCACCAACAAAAATATCCTCACTTCTTTTTTGACGTGGTTCACCTATTGTTGGATTTTTAGAACTTTCCATAACGGTTTTTATACCGTCACTTTTACCTTGTTCATAAAAATGGTTTACAATTCGATCAACGTTTTGAGCAGCATACATAGCTTTATGATAACCTTGTGTATCTTTAACATTACCCTCATTGTCTAAGAACTTCTCGACAAAATTGTTAATATTTGATTGATTTTCAGCTACTGCATTAGGGTCTTTAACACCGTATCTAAATTTCTTTTCACCTACTTCGAAGTCAAAACCTTTGAAATCTTCAGCAAAAAGTTTTTTAGTATCGTCAATAAATCTTCCATGCTTTTGTTTAGCTACTTCCTGATCTTTGTTGTATCTATTGAAAAAATCCATAGCTTTTTTCTGATCCGGATTACTGTATGATCTCAACTTGATTTCATCATAGTATTTCCCTTTCAGCTCTTCCAAATAGTTACGGGCTTTTGCAATTTCTTCTTTTTTAGCAAGATTTTTCTTTTTAATCTCACGTTTATCATCTATCTCATCGTCTACTTTAAAATTTTCTTCCATAACAAAAGAAATTTCATCATCGTTTAAATGAGGTTTAGATTTTTTATAATATTCTTTTAAAAGAATATCATCATCAACGCTAGTATAATCAGCGTTAAGTCTTGTATAATCTTCTATAGTACCTCCAGTTTCCTTCATAAAATCTACCAATTTTTCTATATTTTCTGGTAATTGAATTTTAGGTGTTTCAACTATTGGCTCTTGTAATGGCTTTTCGGCCACCTTTTCAATTTCTTTAATAGGCGAGCTGGACTCTTCAACGGTTGTTGCTCCTCCAGCGTCCATCTTTTCGCCATCTCCGGTTCGTTCGCCCACATCCACTGTCTTTGTTTCTCCGATTTGAATGGCATCGTCTTGTGGTTTTTTAGTTAAATCTACTTTTATAGGTGGTTCTATTTTGTTATTACCTTCTAACGAGGTATCAACCTTTGATAAATCTACTTTAAAGGTTTTATCTTTTTTTCCTTTAAATTTTTCAAACTTGGGTTTTTTCATTTTCATATCCCCACCTTCAGCAATAGCTTCTTTAGCTACCTCTGGCTTTGTTGTTTCTTTTTCTGACATAATAAAATATTATAAAATTAATAATAACCGATTAAACGCCCGGTTGCGGCGGTTGTTCTAATGAAGGAACAGGCATGTCAACCATAGCAGGCTGAGCACCTCCAGGAGGTAAACCTGGTTGTTCAAAATTAGAAGGTGGTAAATCATTTTGTCTTTGGCTAATCATTTTACTTTGTTGAGTAGCTTCTTGTTTTGATCTACTATCTTTTCTATCTTCAATAGCACCTTCTTTTTCTTTCATAGCTTCTATCTCAAGCTGCTTAAGTTGCATGTCATATTGATGTTTAATCTCCATTTCTTGCTGTTTAATCTGCCAAGCAGTTTGCATACGTTGTATTTCCATTTGGTTTTTAGCTTGTTCGTATTGAACATTAGCACCGGATATAGCTTGTTGTTTTTCAACTTCAGCCATAGCCTGAGCTTGCTGTGTTTGTTGCTGTGCTTGCGCTTGCGCTTGAATATTAGCTTGTTGAGCTTGTTGCTCTTGTTCTTGTCTTTTTCTACGTTTTTGTTTTAAAACATCATTAGCTAGTTTAAGATTTTTGATTTGACGTATATCTATAGCGTCTTCTAAATCAATACCACCTTGTTGTAAAGCCATTTGTATGTTTTGTTCTAACATAGCTTTATCTTCTTCCTCTGGTTCTAACTCTAAGTATATACCAAAATCATGAAGATTTAAGTTTTGTATTTCTGATAAAGTACCTACATTGTAAGTAGATATAGAGCTTTTTAAAGACTCTAGTGTTAAAGGATAATTTAAAGAATCTGCAATTTTTAATGATATATTTTCACAAGTTCTTAATGTTAACCATAAACTAGACTGTAATATATGTTTTGTAGCTGTGTTAGAAGCATTAGCAGCCATTTTTTGTAAACCAACTAAAGCATCTTTATCAGGCATACTACCATCTCTAGCCTCATTTAATCCGGTCACGTCTCTTATCATTTGTAGATAATACTGATACGTTTGTATTAAACTAGCTATTTTAGCGTTACCACCACCTGATTGTAATTCTTGTATAGGAACTTTACCTCTATTAAGTTCTCCTTCTTGCGTCAACGATCTACCAACAATACTACCAGTTTGGAAATACATATTTAATGCCTCCGCTGGATTATAGTTTGTACCATTACCAAGATCAACCTCAGCCAAACCATCCATGTCTAAGAACACACCGTCTGGCACCATTCTCGCGATAACTTGTTGTAGCTTTAAATGAGTCAACTGTATCATATCAGCAAACCCTGTTATTTTACTAACTATAGAGTTTATTTTTCCTTGATACATTCTAGGTGCGCAAATAGCATAGCTCATTTCTACTTTAGTAGTATCAGAAAAAGGTCTTGTCATATTTTCAGCCAACCTCCACTCAATCATTTCATTGTTACCAACTATTTTAGCACCTTTATAAAGTACCTCTATTTTTCTAGAAACCTTTTTAAAAGTATCTGCTTCTGGTGGATTAAATTGATCTGTTTTTACTAATGATTTTTCTAAACCGTGCTCTGTTTGTTTTATTTTAAATACTTGAGTATTGTACGTTTTATATTCAAAATACATAACCTGCACAGTATCAGGATCATAAGTAGTCCAACCGTATACAGGATCTCTATTTGTTTTAGCTTTTGATATTCTATCTAAATCTGATTCTGTTAAATCAGGAAATTGTTTTGCTATTTCAGCAATAGTTAATGACTTTATTTCACCAACGTAATATATATCTTCAAAGTTAGGATCTTCAGTATAAGAATATATTAACCTAGCAGGATCAACATAATCAACGGTTACACCGTTTGCTTTATTCCAATTAGTTTTAACTGCTCCAATACCTAAAGTAACTAAATCATAATTAAATCTTTTTCTTATGTTTTCAAATCTATTTTTAGAAAGTTGATTATTTATTACTTCTTCTTCAGCTATTTCAATTGAAGACTTATAACTAAGTCTCATGTGTATGTCTAACTCATCTTCATTTTCAGGTAAACCAGCAGGATCACCTGTATTAAATTCATTTATACCTAACTTACCTTGTAGTTCTTGTAAATAAGGTTTAGCTAACATGTCTTGCATTATAGCGTTAGCATAGTCTGTTCTTTTCTTTAATGAAACTGGATCCTGTGCAAAAGCTTTTATATCAAAAACTTTATTAGAAATACCATTAACAACTATATCTACAAATTTTGAAACAACAGGAACAGGTTTCCAATCTAAATTTAAATAAGACATATCACCATTAATAGCTAATTCGTCTTTATATTTTTGAACTGGTTGCTCGCCTCTAGCATATAATCTTAACGTGTGAAATCTATTAAAAGAACTTGCAAATCTAGTTCCATTACCACCTTGTCTCCACCACTCACTTTCTATAGCTTGCGCAACCTTTCTACCATACTCTAATGTTGATTTCTCAGCATCAGGCACTACTTGACTAGGGAAAGCACTGTTTGGATTTGCTAAATTTGTATTCATTTACTTAATTATTTTTGAAACTAAACCTTTGTTATTATATCTTTTTATACCAAGGTCAATAGGTTTTCTTATTATTCTATTTACAGGAGCATATCGGTTTTTATTACAAGCCATTATTGCTAAACCCGAACTAATAGAAGCATCATGAGATGTTCTGTTATTTATATCAAAAGCAGCCCAGTCTTCTAATGTTCTTTGGAAATAAACATCTCCATAATTTTCACCATCAAAACCTACTGCATTTTCTATATAAGATTCAATAGCAGCTGCGTGAGCTTGCTTAATATCTTCACTAGAATTAGGTATACCACCTATTTCTCTTTCTGTAACTGATAGTTTAGTATAAACTTTATCAGGCCTATTCATTGCAAAACCTCTATATCCTCTACGTTTAAAATGATATAAAAGCCTAGGTTTATTATTTTCACATAGTATTGGCATTCCATAAAAAATACAAGCCATTAACACGTCTTCAAAGAAGATCTCAGCTGTTTGAGGTCTAGCAATGTATTCTAAAAAGAAATGATCTGATGGCGCGTCTTCCATGCTAAATTTAGTTAAGCCGTGAAGCGATCCGTTAGAACCTCTTTTATCTACTGTACCTGATATATCATATGGATCACATCCAAAAGCTCCTAGATGATCATTACCTGGATATTTTATACCATTTTTTTCAATATATCTATTTTGTAGATTAGCATTAGGTATCCATGTTATAAAAAATCTTCCTTGTGGGTTAGGTGCAAACGTAACTCTAGTATCTTTTATTCCATTTTGCCATATAAAATTACCTTGTGTAACTAATTTTTTATTATCAGCGTCTTCGTTAAAATCTATTTGCTGATATATTCTAGTTAGATTAAATAAAGACGACTTGGATTCGTCTCTAAAAGCATGCTTTGTAGTTCTAGGAAATTGTCTATAAAACTCATTTAAAGCATCTTGGTCGTTTTTTAATCCATCAACTTCGTTATCCCAATATTCGAGTACTCCAATATCGATAAATTCTCCTTGAGGTCCTTTAATTTCAGTTGATGGTGTGTTGAATACAGGTAAGCCATAAGCATCAATGTATCCTTCGTAGTTCCATTCCATAGGTATGAACAAACTATATAATCCCGAGCTAGTCTGTCCATTGCGGTTTCTTTTTGTAACATCGGAATCATCATATAGTTTTTTAAAGTTTCTACCACCTTTATCTAAAGCATTTGATGTTGATCCCATCATACACTTACCAATAATTTTACTACCTAATCTAAGGGTGGTTTTCGTAACCCTCCAGTTGTTGAGGATGTTGTTCGGCTTCTCCCACTTCCCCGATTCATCATGTACGAGGAGTTTGAGTTTCTCTCCATCGTAGGAGTTATCCCCCGTGTTCTTCCAGTCGATTGTGGTGTCCAATCCCTTGAGTTCCTGTAAGGTTTCGTCAGCGGAGGTGACGGTGATGGAACGTCTGGTAAATTTACTGGCTGGGACTCTGTAGGCAAGCTCGGTCTTTGGACGGTCCATTCCGTCCTGGGTCGGCTTGAAAAAGAAGGGGTAGTTAACTGATATGGGTACCACCTTATCGGTAAACATCTTCTTGGCATCAGGCCCAGACTTTGATAAAATGCCATATCGTGAGTCGCTGGATATAGTTGCCAGGTTAACCACCTCTCCCGATGCCATGAATGAAAACCCAGAACGCCTGTTCTTAAGGTAACACATTCCATAGGATCGTACGTCAGCCTTACAAGCTTCCCAGAAAATGAAGAATAATCTATTTGATTCTCGAAAGTCTGGTGCCCCAACGTCAATTTTACTCCACTGCAAGTACATGTAATGAGTACCAGTAATGTAAGTAGGAATATCTTTGTTATAAAACCAAAAACCTTTCTCCCTACAGGTAAACTCATTATCGATGTAATCATACCATTTTTCTTTAAAGTCTTCTGGATATTCTCTCCAGTCAAACACTGTTTTTATTCTTGATAAAACCTTAGGTAATTCTTTTTTTTCCCAAGTATTGCTATCAAATTTTTTTATATCTTTAGCTTTAGGTAAAGCTATTTTAAGATTTTGAATATCATATATATCACCTATAGTTCCATCTTTACTAATTACAACTATATCATGTTCTTTATTATAACCATATTCCCATTTTTTATAACGGTTCATTCTGTTTATAATCTTAGGTTTTATATGATTATCTAATATTTTATATAAATTTTGCTCGTACATTACTTAGCTCTTCTTTCAGCAAAACCTTTAAAAGGTTTTTCTTTTTTAACCTGTTCTTTAGGTTTATCATCTAACATATCTTGCTCCTCTTGTATTCTGCTTAATATTTCAAAAGCATCGAATATAGCTAGTTTTTTTGTAGCAGCTGCGTTTTTTAATCTATCCGCGGAAATATCTGGTCCAAAATCTATAATTGGCTCTTTAGCAACTTTAATTAATTCTTTAACTGCTACTCGCCCAGCTTGGATTATATTCAACTTCGTCTCCTTGTTGCTCATACTTTATAACAATATCATTTGATTTCATACAATAAATTCGTTTGCCATCAATAACAAACTCCCACTCACGACCTGGTTTATATCCAACCATGTCTCCTGGGTTAATATTAGATGCCTCTAGCTCACTATTACCTATTTTTAATATTCCAACACATTTCTTTTCAATATCAGTTGTTAGAGGGTTGTTGTCTTTTATAGGCATAACAAAACATCTATTCATAAATGGTAGCCATTTTTTATTTTCTTTACGTAAGTATATTTGATTTGGCTTACAAAAGTATAAATCTTTTTTAAAATATTGACCGCTGTTTCTTTCGTTGCCTCTTATATCGTACCATCTTCTAAATATATTGTGGTGAACTATAATTTCATCACCTATTTTTATATCAGTACAAAAAGCTAAAGGTGTTGCAACAACAATAGCATTTCTACTAACAAGTTTATGATCTTCTATGTTAGCATTAACTATAAGATTTTTATCACCTACTTTAATTTCGTTATTATACCTACCTAATTTAGGTTTGATAATAAAATTATATATGCTTTCCATTAATATTCTAAATCATACTCAACGGATATAGCCATGTTAGAGTTAAATTTCTTCCATGGCATAACCTCATCTTGTTTTTTTATATAAATATTATAAGAATTATCTGCGTCACTAAAAACTATATTATGTATATGATGACCACCATAAACAGATTGGCCAACAGAATAATGCATAGCTTCGTTTTTATAGTCCGCGCCTATACTTATCTTTCTTATAACTGAGTCCATGTTTATTTTTCCTCAGTCTTCTCTTCTTCTTTTACTTCTTCGTAAGAACCATCAGTTAAATTGATATTAACTTGACCATACTTTTCTTCAAGTTCTTTTTTAGTTACATCTAATTCTTTTAAGAACTCAGAATAAGCTTGCATGATTTCAGCTTTTTTTACTTCTAAAGAACCAAGATCTAATACACATTGCTGTATTTTTCCTGTTTGTTCTTTAACTGTTTTTAATTCTTGCTCTTCAATTTTGTTTACTTTTTCACTCATTTGATTAAATTTTAATTATTATTACTATATTTATTATTACTTGTTAAAGTTTTGTTTTACTTTTTATATATCTTTGTAGCTTTTTCCGTCGTGCGTCCTCCGAAATAGGCTAAAATTACAGACATCATGACCTTCTCAAAAGTATCATTCCATAAGCTATTAATATGAAAAGGCAAGTCCTCAATACTATCAAGAATACCAGCTAACGAAAAT